TTCGGCCAGCTCGGCGAAGGTGGCGGCCGGCTCGGCGTGGCGGATCTGGTCCAGCAGCCGCTGGGACGGCAGCCGGGCCACGAAACTCTGGGTGACATGCACCAGGGCCGGCAGCGGCTGGTCAGTCAAGGTGCACTTCCTTATGACAGGGATCACACAGCCACGCAACATCGAGCCGATGCTCCTTGGCGTAACCCAGGTAGTGATGGGCCTCTATCGGCCCTGATCCGAAACACTGCTGGCAGACATCGGGCCGGGTCAGTGTGCCCTTGGCGATAGCACGGCCTACGGTCGTATGGGCTGACTCCATCGCCGGGTTCCTGCGGCTGTAGCGCCGCTGCGCCTCCCGATGCACCAGTTTCCCTTGATCTGATCTGGCGTAGCGCCGCTGCGCCTCCCGGTGACCCATCACGTTCCTAGTCATGCACACCTCCGGGGTCGGTGCCGGTGTTGGTCCAGTGGTAGTTGGCGAAGGTGGCGGTGACCGCCTCGGCGTACAGACGGGCGGCGGTCTGGCGCAAGTTCCGGGCGGCCGGGTAGAGGAACGTTCCGGCCGGGGTGAACACCCGGACCGAGTCGTGGGGCCGGTGGCGGGTACCGCCGAACTCGATCCAGCCGGCGTAAGGGACGGCTTTGCGGCCTACCCGCACTGCCGCGCCAGACCGGGTGGCGGACACCCGGATGTCGCCCTCCAGGCTGTACCTTTCGTTCGGGTTCAGCCGCCCCGATTCGTGGGGGACGGCGGCCCGGGCGGCGGCGGCCACGGGCTGGGCGGCCCACCGGCCGGCGTCGGCCATGGCCTTGTCGAGCGGACCGCGGTCGGCGACGATGCGGCCCAGGTCGCGGTTGAGGGCCCGCAGGCCGACCACTGCCACCTGCGGCGCCATCAGGCTTTGCCGGCCGCCCAGGCCGAACCGGTCCAGTGGGCGGCCAGCAGGTCGGCGGTGATGACGTACTGGCCGGTGGTCCATGCGGTGGCGGGGCTGGCCGTCACGGTGGAAAGAGCGGCCAGGTTGGCGGGCACGTTGGCGCCCGATGGGGTGTAGTAGCCGGGGGCGCCGGCGACGGCCCCGGTGGCGGCCACGCTGCCCAGGTCGACGGTGGGCGGGGCGGTCAGGTTCCAGTCCACGGTCACCTCGGCGGCGGCGCCGGCGTCGCCGACGATCAGCTCGAACGGCTGGGGTATCGCATACCCGGATATCCACGGGTTGGTCGCCGACGGGGCCCGGCTGAAGTAGGGGCGGGCCCGGAACTGGGCCGGGGTGCCGCTGGTCACATAGGCCTGGTAGGCGCTGTTCAACGTGGCGTACACGGCGCCGGCGTCGAACGACTGATAGAACGTGACCCTGAGATGCCATTTGGTGACGCCCGGGTAGTCGGTCTCACCACAAAAACTCGTCACCGTCACCGGCTTGTTCTCCGGGAACGCCGCCTCCAAATGTTTGACCAGGCAGCGCAGGTTGACGCCGGTCAGCTCGAAATAGCAGTCGTTGAGGATCAGCGGGTTGGCGGCCGGCGAGACGGGGTCGCCGGTGTAGAACGGTTCGGCGCCGGGCGGGCCGTTGCCGCCGTTGCCGACCTGCTCTTCGGTCATGGTCATCGGGGCCTCCTTACATGCGGATGGTGAGGGTTACTTCGGCCTGCAGGATGTCGACGCCGGCCAGGACCACGTTCCGCCAGTTGCGTTCGGCCGACGCCACACACGACTGCACGGCGCCGCCCAGCATCGGGTCGGCCAGGGCGGCACGAACGGCGGTGATGAGCCCGTCGACGATGTCCTCGCCGTCGCCGGGCCCGACGCAGAGGACGGGCAGGGTGACCTCGTCGACCGACAGCGCCCAGGCCGAGTAGAGCACTTCGGTGGGCCGGCCGACGACCACGGCGGGCGGGTTCAACGTCTGCGGCGGTTTTTCGAACACGAACGCCGTTTCGCCCAGCGTGGTTTGCAGGGCGGCCACCAGGGCCGGCACGGCAGTCTGGCGGGACCAGGCCATCAGCCGAACACCATCGGCCCGACGGTGGCGTACAGGCCGTCGACGTCGGCGTCGGTGCGGCCCACCCGGACCACGCCCAGGTCGCCGAAACCGAGGGTGCCGTCGATGCTGTCGCGGCGGCGGTACAGGCGGGCCGCGTGCAGCAGGCAGGCCTCATGCGCGGCGTCGGGCAGGCTGCCGTCGTCGTAAGGGGGGACCGGGTATTTGTAGTTGAGGCGGCGGTTGCCGTAGTCGATGGCGGCCACCAGGGCGGTGGTGATAATCCCGTCCTCGGTCGGGTCGGGCTGGAGGCGCAGCAGGCTGCGCACCTCCTGCAGTTTCGGCCAGTACGCCATTTCAGGTATAGGTGAACGGCAGCGGGTCGGACGTGCCGCCGGCGCCGACCACGGTGATCTGGGCTGTCTGCCCGGAGGTGGCCAGGTCCGGCCGGGCGGTGTACTGCAGGTGGGTGTCGCCCAGGAAGAACGTCCCCCGGGGTTGCCCGTCGACGTTGATCTCGCAGGTGGACTCGAAGTTCGAGCCCAGCACGTCGATGGTGGCGGGGGTGCCCCCGGCGGCCAGGGTGTCCGGGTTGAGCGAGTCCAGCACCGGCGGCCCCGACGGCGGCAGGATGGGCACGTCGGACTGGCGCCGGCACATGACCACGGCGTTGGGGCCCTGCCGGGCCAGGGCCGCGATGGGCTCCCAGCCGGGGGGCAGGAAGACCGGATCGTCGGGGCTGATCGGCAGGGCCACCACGTGGGCCATGACCTCCCAGACGTCCATCACTGCACCGGGTACATGTGCTGTTTGGAGGTTCCCACCGGGGTGGTGACCACCACCGGGTAGGCGCCGGCCGGTTTGGACGGGAATGTGCAGTTGATCTGGGTGGAGCCGGTGACGGTGATCCCGGTGCAGGCCGTGCCGCCGAAGGTGACGGCGGTGGCGCCGGTGAAGCTGGTGCCGGTGATGACCGCGGCGAAGGTCGACCCGGCCGTCCCCGGTTTTGGCGCGATGGCGTCGACGTTGGGGTTGATGCCGGCGATGGTGCCGATGTTGTCCTTGCGGATGAACGCCTGGTCGGACATGACCTTCCAGTCGCCCGGTTTCAGCGTGGCCATGTCGGTGCCGGGGGCGCTACTCACGTAGTGCCCCCAGCTGCCGCTGCGGGTGACGAGGGTCCAGGTCACTTCGTGGACTTGGCGGCCCGCTCGGCGGGCTCGGGCGTCGGCGTCTCGCCCTCCGGTCCGGCCTCGGCCTCGAGCACGGTCGGCATGCCGGACGGCATGGTCAGCGGCACCAGGGCCGAGCCCTGCAACGCCCCCCAGGCCACGTAGCCGCCGTAGGCCACCTGCACGCCCAGGATCGACGGTTCGATGACCGACAGCAGGCCGATGACCTCCTCGTACACCTCGAACAGGCTGGAGCTGCCGATGATGCAGGTGCCGGCGGCGAAGGTGGGCACCACCACCCGGGGCACGCCGAACAGGTCGCCCCGGAAGTCGGCCAGGTTCGAGGTGCCGGGCGCCCCCATCTCGTCGACAGTGTTGGTCGGGATGACCACCCGGGCCACGTCGACCAGGCTGCCCAGGGCGGCCCACACGTCCAGGCTGCACCAGATGCGGTCGGGCATCAGAAAACCGGCCTGGTAGGCGTGCATGGCCGCGGTGTAGATGGCCAGCGACCAGCCTTTCAGGTCGTTGGTGGCCACCGTGACGGCGGTGGCGGTGGCGGCCGCCTTGAACGCCGCGGCGGCGGCCGTCTCGGTCTGCACGGCATAAACCTGGGCCAGGTCGCGGACCAGGATGTCCCACGCGCCCGGCGAGGTCCAGTCGATGTCCTGGCGGGAAATGTCGACCGTGCCGCCGTAGGTGGTCTTGGTGAAGGTGACCGGGGCGATGGTCATCTTCTGCGAGGCCAGCTGCGTCTTCTCGTTGGCGCCGGCCGTCTGCTGGCCGACGGAGGTGTGCTGGGTCACCTTCGGCCTCGAGAACGTGGCCCCGGGGATAGGGCCCATAGCCTTGGCGCCGCCCAGGCTGGAGATGAACGGCCGGTTGGCGTCGATCAGCGAGACAACCTGGCCGACAATCGGGGTGGGCAGGATGCCGGTGGTGTCGGTGGTCTTCTGGTCGGCCACCACCCGGGTTTGCATGACCCGCTGCGCCGCGGCCGGGTCCACCTCCTGGTGGATGCCCCGGGCCCGGATCAGGTCGACCAGAAAGTCGCCGGCGGTGCGGTATTCGGCGGCCCGGTCGGCGCCATCGGCGCGCCGCGGCTCGGCCGGCAGCCGGTCGGGCCGCGCCCGCGGCTCGGGGTGGGGCAGGGCGGCCAGCGTGGAGGCGTGGGCGGCCTTGACCCGCTCGTACTCCTCCAGCGGCTCGATCTGGTGGTCCACCTCGCCGATCCGTTCCCGGGTGTGGGCCAGCACCGACTGCTCGGCGTCGGTCAGATCCCGGCCGTCGACCTGGCCGAGAATGGACTCCATGGTGTCGATCAGCTCTTGACGCTCGGCGCGCATCCGCTCGAGCACGACATTGGGCATGCTGAAAACCTCCGCTAGTAGCGTTCGGGGCGCTCAAGTGCAGGCGCCGAAAGCTGTCCGAGCGGTGGCCCCCAGGTGAGCGCCGCCTCGACAGCTGCCACGCTCGGCCCGGGGCCGGCCGTCAGGCGGGCCTGGCCGCGGCTATCGCAACCCGGATGTTAGCGCCGGAGTTTGGCCAGCTCGCGGACCCAGCCGTCGTAGCGGGTGTTGCCCCGCGCCCTCGGGCGTTCGGCGGTGCGGACCAGGGCCACCTCGGCGCCGGGTTGGCGTCGATCAGCGAGACAACCTGGCCGACAATCGGGGTGGGCAGGAT